GAACAATCAACTTACGTGGTTTAGCAGCGATCAACAGATCACGTTCGTCTGTCCAAGCGGCGATTTGAATCACTGAGTTTTCTAACGAAGTCTCATTCAAATCAGCTTGAGTAGATGGCGTGTTGCTGTTAGTACCGCCAGAGACCAAAGGATGCGCTGTCGAGAACAGAGCAACGCCATCGCCACCTGGGTAGCTATTGGAGAAGCCGTTGTTGATGACGGCAGCAGCTTTAACCTGCTTGGTGTACGACATAGCACGAGCCAGAGCCTTGGTGTAACGAGCCGACAGTGAGTCGTACAAGTTGTCCTCGATAGCCTCTTCGGTCAGCGAGAAACCAAGTGCAATAGTTTCGTGGTTGTATCGTGCAGTCCAAGCTTCCTGACCGTTGTCATAACGAATGGCACTGCCCTCGTTCTTGACTGGTGCGGCTGAGAAGCCAGACAGTTTTGTTTCTTCTTCGAACGAACGCTCGGAGGTCTCTGTTTCGTAGATCTCTTTGTGTTCTTCGCCGTAGCGTGCGTACTCCAAACCGAACAAAGCGTTCAGGCCAGGCAGCAGCTCTTTCAATAGTTGTGCGCGTGAAATAGCCATGACTTACTCCTTAAACGCCGGTTGGGTTGAGATACGCATGACCGCCGGTCATTGTAGTCGTAGCTGTGTTAGCACCAGCCAAGTTAACAACAACTGTAGTAACTGCGTATGGTGCATTAAACTTGCAGATCCACTCGCAATAACCGTTTGAGCTGTTGCCAGTATCTGGCACAAAGTCAACGATGCGAATTGGGAAGGAAGCTGTAGTAGCAGTATTGCCACCAAAGATACCTACTGCGGAGTCACCTGTGTTGTTCGAACCAGCGTTCTGAACCAAAACTGCATTCTCACCAACCAGTGCTGGGCCGTAGAAAGCTACGGTAGTACCAGTCGAAACAGAAGCAACCTTGAACAAAACATCAGGATCATCAGCTACATAAGCCTGAATATCTGATGCGGCTGTGCCAGCAGGATAGCTCTGGAAGAACAGTTTCTGCTTGGTGCTTGGGTTTGTGTAAGTACAACCCATAAAGATACCAACAGGCGTAGCAGTGCTAGTGCCGGTGTCTTTCTCGATTGTACCGTTTGATGCGCGCTTAACTACGTCGCCAAAGAAGATATCAGAGCCATAACCGCTGGCAATAGACATCAGGCGAGTAGAACCGGCGAACACCTGTCCACCGATCAAATTGACCGGTAGTAAGCCGTAAGGCTTATTTACAGTTGGGTATGCCATTGTTTACTCCATAAAATTAACTAGCCGCCACTCTTAGAAGTCGAGGATTTCGACTCTTTGAATAGAGGCATACGAGGGTCGTTTTGCCGCATTAAATTGTTATCTACAGACAAGATCTGATCTTCAGATTGTTTGAGATAGTGGTTATTACGCTGCTCCACAAACTCAATCGGTGTCTTGCAAAGTAACAATCCGCCGACTTCGATGCCGTCTTTAAAACGGCTACCTTCGTCAACTAGCAGTTGAAATTGTGGTTGCTCTTCAATCTTAACTGGCTCCCAACCTTCTCTGAGTTTGGCAGAGTAGTTACGTGGGTCAGAAGTTCCTTGAAGCCCAACACGAATCCATCTATACGCATATCCAGGGAGCTTATCTGGTTCTGGCAGAAGCTCTGCGGGTTTCCACTGCTTAGGGCGTTCCGCTTGGACGCGTGTTTCTACATTTCGGGGTGTTCTATTCTCAGCCATTTGAAGCCTCCAATTTCATCATTTCCTTGACGTACTGCTCCGGTGTTAATCCTAATTTCTTGGCAATCAGGACTTGCGACTGTTTCAGCCTCACCTTTTTGGAGGGTGTGCTGCGGTCAGCGGAGGCTACGACAGAGGCGGGTCTAGTTGGTCGCTGCGCTTTTTGTGGCGCTTCTTCCTCTTGCCCTTCCCCAAAATTCTCTGGGAATCGACGACGCATAGTGTCATCGACCTTCTTCCAATACTCATCTGTAGACGGATATGACGTCCCATATTGAGCGACTAGCTTCTGATGTAAACCCAGAGCCAAGCTAGTCATTTCCTCATCCTTACCAAACCATTCATTGCGCTCTTGCCACGCAATCGCTCGTTGGTCAGGGCGAGGTACTGTATTTGTTGCGGGTTGTACATCAACTTCTTCCGGTTGTCTAGACGGAACAAACTCTCTAGCTTTCTGAAGTTTGAACTGCGCACTATTTAACTTTTCCTGAGCTTCTAGCAAACGGTCAGAATCGCCTTGGTCGTAGGCGTCCTTGTAATCCCGCTTGGCATTGTCCAGCTCCATCTCCGCCGCAGATTTGTAGGTGTCAATAAAGTGCTGCTCACCTGTAGATAACCGTCCTTTTAGGGCGCGGTTCTCTTCCTGCACTTGTTTGGCATACGCGATAGCTTCTTGCTGTTCCCGTAATGCCTGCTCTTTCTCGCGGCGTTCGTCGTGCCAGACTTTCTTCATCTGCTTCAGACGCGCTTTTACCCCATCGCTGTATTCCTCAAGCTCATCTTCCTCAAGCTCTTGAACCATCTCTTTGGGTAAAGGCTGCCGGTCTCGATCCTCCGCTGGAGTATCGTCCTCAATCTCTATCTCAAAGTCATCCGCCGCAGCAGAGACCTCTTCTTTCTCATCGGGGAACTGGAATTCCTCCGCGTCCATTTTGTTTGTAGCCATTTGTTTCTCCTTTGTTAGACCCTGGATATACCGCGAGGATCATCCACAACTGCTTCAACAACATCGTCGTTAATGAGTCGGAACTCACGACCATGAATCTTTAAGCGAGTACCAGTGTTAGGGCGGGCGAGAATGAAATCCCCTTCCTTACACCATGGGCCATTTGGAAACCGTTTTGCGTCTTTGTAGCAATCTGGCCCCATTTTTATTACGAAAAATACGGTAGCAAGAATCTGTTCGTGATTCATGGTTGAGTCTGCTTTTAACAGGCCGCTATCGAACTTCTCTTCTTTGTCCGGCAGTCCTACTAGGATGTGATACCCAGTTGGTTCCGGTAATTGCTTCGCTTTCTCTTCTGCTGTTTGTGGCAGAGTTGATACCTCGCCGTCTTCGGTGGCGATTGCGATTTCACTCATTAGATAACTCCATAGTTTTTGCAAGGTCGAGGATGAATCCCTCTGCAATCGAGAGACCCCGAATCTCGCCACAGAGTTTTTGGTAGTCAGAATAGTCTTTGGCAGCGTTGTTTGAGACGGCCTCGACTAACTGCTGACGCTTATCTCTCACTTGTTGAATGAGAATTTCAAACGCCTTGTCCATAATTATTTACCTTTCGGTTTGTTGGTTTGTTTATCTTGGTGCTGCATATCCCATCTTTGTTTGGCTATGCTGCTTCCAAGTTCAACCCCTCTGAGTTCCATTTCGCCTTCCAGCTTGGCTTTTTCAGAGGCAACTCTTGCCCCCGCTTGAACACCAGCAATCCGTTCTTGAGATTCGATTTTTGATTTCTCAAGCTCAATACGGTCTGCTTCTGCCGCAGCATCCATCGCAAGTTTCTTCTCTTTGATTTCCACTTCCTTGGCTTTAAGCTGCAACTCTTGCTGCTGCATTTGAACAATCGGGTCTTGGGCCGCTTGTTGCGCCTGCTTTTGCGCAGCTTCCGCCTGATCTTTGCTCAACAGTTTTTGTGCCGCGAGCGCCATCATGCGAGAGATTTCTACTTCCATATCTTTCGGCAATTCCTTGTCCATCTCTGGCAACGGAATACCTAACTGCTTCTCTATTTCCTTGCGGTACTGGAATGCCACATGCTCGTTGATATGCGCCAACGCAGCCGCTTGGATCATCTGCGCTTTCGGGTTTTGACCAATGATTTGCATGATTTTTGGATCTTGCATAGCAGCTTGGTGAACCTGAATGTGCGCTTCGTGATCCTGATAAATGAACGCCTTAACAGGTTTGCCATTAAGGACATTCATATTCTCTTGAACTGGATCTTTAGGCTTAAAGTCTTCAGCACTTGGAACTAACTTGCCGATATTCTTAATACCTAAGACCTCTAACATCTGGCGGTTTAACTCCACCAAGTCATAGATCTGTGGATTGGCCTGCGCCATCTGCATAACAGCCTGATACTGGACAACCTTCTGCGCCATAGTTGCGGCATTAGGGTCAGAGACTGGAATTACATCCACTTTGTCGTAGTCAGATTTCTTAGCACGACGCGAACCTTCTACCGGCTCGTAGTCATACTCGTCCGGTGTGTAGTCAGCAATGATTTCTTTCAGCAGTTTCAACTCTTGCTTCATCGCGTAGTGAACACGCGCTTGAACTGCCGACATTACCTTGAGTGTTCTCTCCAAAATCGCCAGCGTGGTGCCAACAGGAGAGTTGGAAGACATATCTGCAATCTTCAGATCTGCCGCACCAGCAAATCGCCGACCTTCGTCAACGATCTGGTTCATCAAAGCTAAGAGGACTTGACTTGGCTCTTTGTATGGGAGGGGGAGGATGTTGTCCCTGATCGTTCCCGACGCGACGTCCACATCTCGGAACTCGCCGGGAGAAATTGGAGTGTCATCTCCCTTGACCCGCATTCCCTTAGTCTTGAGACCCCCAGGAAGGTTCGATAAAGTGCCAGCATCAACAAGCTGCCTAATAATAGAAGTACCAGACTTAGCAAAAGCACCAATAAGATGGATAAGGCCAAAGGCATAGAAGCCAAAGCCTGGTATGTATGGGTAGTGAACAAAGTGGTTCCTCTTTTGGCACGTTTCATCTTCAGGATGCCAATTCTTTCTGATAGCTAAAATCTCTTGAGAAGTTTTTTCGATAGTTACAATGTATGGCAGACCAATACCAGTCTCCTTACCCTTCTTATCCTTGTCTTCATAG